TTGCCGGCACTGTCACCTCGGGCCCGGTGAACCTACCAAGCCAGACAGCCACCCTCGCCCTCACAGCCGCCCCAGGCTCTCTGCTGGCAGGCGGGGCGACGGTCGCGGGACAGGTCGCCACTCTGGCGCTGACGGCCGTCCCGGGCTCTGTGTCGGCCTCGAGGAGCATCACTGCCCAAGTTGCCATACTGGCTCTCACAGCGGTACCTGGCAGCGTCAGCACGGGCGGCGTCGCCATCCCGGCGCAGGTCGCCACGCTCGCACTCACCGCAGTCGCCGGGACGATAACGACAGGGCCGACCAGCATCGCGGCACAGGTCGCCACTCTGGCACTGACGGCCGTCCCCGGCAATCTCTCGGCGGCCGGCGGCACGCAAACCATCACTGCTCAAGTGGCCTCGTTGGCGCTGACCGCGGCGCCTGGCTCGATCACCGCCTCGCGGAGCATCGCAGCAACCCCGGCGACGCTCACGTTGCAGGCCGTGCCTGGCGCCCTGGTGCCCGACACGAGCACGATCGTCGCGGCCACCGCAACACTGCAACTGACAGCGGTACCGGGCACGCTGATCGCACTCGGCGACCCGCCTGTCATCACCGGCCGCCTGACGATGGCCAGAGCTGATCAGGACCGCACGATGTCACGGCCCGATCAGGACCGTCGGATGACGTCCGCGACCGTCGAGCGCACACTGGAGGCAGTCACGTGACGTCGGCAGCTTGGCGCAAGGTGCAAGGTGATGTGAACGACACGATCACCGCCGTGTTGAACGGCGTCGAGGACCTTGTCCCGGCGACTGCTGTCGAGGCCCACGTGTGGCGTCACGACGTCGCCCCGGAAACCCTCGCGGCCGCCATCACGGACCCGGTCACCCGCACCGTCATCGTTCAGCTCGGCGGCGCGACGGGCTGGCTGTTCGACGCAGCCGAGACCGTCTGGTATCTCGACGTGCAAGTCACATTCGCCGACGGCACGATCCTCACATGGCCCGCCGGCGTCCCCGCCACCATCGCCGTACGCGCCGACGCTTAGCCCTGGCGGCGAGATCCTGCAGCCACTGGCTCGCCGCTAGCGAAGCCCCCTCCCACGACCGGTGCCCCCACCGAAACGTGCGGAGGGGGCATTCGGCGCGTCTCAGGGCGGAGGAGTGAGCGAGTCCACGAGCTGTTTGCAGATGGCAGCGGCGCATAGACCGACGGTCAGAGCGACCCCTGCGGCTCCGGCCCATATCCCGAAGGCAGTCCAATCGAAATCGACACTCGCTGATCGGGCGTGGCCGATGTTCGAGGCGAGTGCTCCAGCGATGAGCAGGACCACGGCAACGAACACCGCGCACGCCGTGCACGTGCTGGCATGCTCATACGGATTGGTCTGGACTTCATCCATTGGCGGGATGTTACTCACGTGAACAGTTCGGCGACGACGGCCGCCGCACGGTGCTGCGCCCAGGCCACGTAAGCAGCGGTGGTGCCGGGCGACGCATGACCGAGCAACTCCTGCGTCATCCGCAGATCATTCCCCGACCGGTTGTAGACCTCGGTGCCATAGCCGTGCCTGAGCTGGTGCCCGGAGGCGATCACCCCACAGTTGTGCATGTGGCTGCGCAGCAGGTGCGAGACCTTGCCGGCGGACAGCTGCTCGCCGTCATCGTCACGGAACACGGCGCCGTGAGCGGGCATCCCGTGAGCGCGCAACGCGTCGATGATCGCAGCCGGCATCGGCTGCACCCTTGGCTTATCACCCTTGCCGTGGGTCACGACGAGGACCGGGGGATCGAGGTGCTCCATGATGTCGCTGACGTCGAGCGTGGCGATCTCGATACAGCGAAGCCCGGCGTACCCGGCGAGCGCGACCATAGCGCGCAGCTGCTTGGTCGGCGCCTGATCAAGGACGTACAGGAAATCCTCGCGTGACACCGGCCGGGGGAGCGAGCGGCGCATCTTCGGCCGCGTCAGCCGCAGCGTCGGGTTGCGTGTCGCCCGTTCCTCGATCAGCGCCCACCGCCAGAACGAGGCGAGGTGGGAGATGTACGAGTACCTCGAGCGGGCAACGAGTCGGTGTGCGTCGAGCCAGTCGCGCAGCTCGTCGGTCGTGGCGTCGATCAGCGGATGGTCGAGCGCGGTTTCACAGCGCAGCAGGATGCTGATCCGCTTGTTGATCGAGGTCGGCATCAGCGACCTTCGACCCATCTCGGCGCGGAACTCCCGCAGCTCCATCGACTCGGTCCCCATGGCCACCCTCCATGTTCCGTCCCCCGTTTCGCTCTGATTATCGCCTCGACCTCCTCGGTGGTTAAGTCTGGTTTCTGTAAGGATTTGACTCATGCTGCGACAAGGACCTGGTCTGTAAACAGGTAATTCTCCGTACCGCCCCCACTCTCTGCGATGAAGAACTCGATCGGGTAGCCCGTCAGTTCTGAAATCCGGTCGAGTTCGAGCGCGGACGGTCGATGATTGTTGTTCTCCCAACCCGCTACCGCCGCTCTGCTCTTCTTGACGCCGTCAGCAAGGTCGGATTGTTTCCAACCCATGTCCTCGCGTGCCTTACGTATCCGCTCACCGAGGCTGTAGACCGCGGTCCTTTGTTCGCTCATGTTCGACATGATGCAGGGTCTGACGGAATATAGCAAGAAACAATAGCAAACTTCTGCTTGACTTCGGAAGCCGACATATGTCAATGTTCGACCCATGCCGAAGTCCAACCCGCACCTGTTGTCGCCCGGAGACGTCGCACTGATCCTCCGCAAGAGCACCGCCACCATCAATCGATGGGGCGAGATGGGCCTACTCGGCGAGGTGACCATGACCGCAGGTGGCCAGCGTCGATACGGGCGAGAAGCCGTCGAGGCACTCCTGCGCAGCCAGGCCGCTGAGCTGCAGGCCGAAGTCCAGCGCCTCGAAGCCGCCGCGTCGTGAACGCCCGGTCACCAGGTGCCGTCGTTTGCGACCTCATGAACTCGTCGACTCTGCCACTCGCTGCGCCTGCAAGCCGCACCGACGGGTACTCGGCGACTAGCGACCGGGAGCGGGCATCCCGCCTCCGCTCCGCCCCGGTCGCGATCTCTCACGGCCCCGACCTCGGGCGCCGCTACTTCGACGGCGGGTGCCCCATGCCCGCGACATCCGCCGTCGAACCACGAGATGTGCCGGTGGGGCAGGGCGTACCGCTACTCGGTCCGCCTGTGCCGTACTTTGCGCGCTCCACCGGCGCAACCGGACTCGCTGCCATCACGGACGACGCGGAGGCAGCGACAGCGGGGGAGGGAAAAGGCTCGGCATGCGCGAAGCCAGGACAGCCGCCCTCTCCCGCGAACCTCTCGATGGCCGACGCCGTCGCAGCGATCGCACTGGAAGTGCCGGACTTCCACACGCCAGACCATGACCGGTTGCCGAAGTGGGATCCCGAGCGTGCGGCGTGCGCTACGTGCATGAGCGATGAGCAGATCGCGGTCGAGGTGGCGTCGTGATGGCCGACGACCGCGACGACGCGCCAGTGCACGGCATCCCGCGTCCACCTGCGGGCGAGCTCGTGCTCCGACGTCGCCTCCGCATCCTGCGCGAGATCCTCGAAGACCCTGACTCGCCGTTCCGGGCGCGCCTGATCGATCTGACCGACATGGTCGAAGACACCGACGCCGGGATCCCGATGCCACGCACGACGTCGACGACCGGGCGCCGGATCGACCTGCTCGGTTCGCCCCCACCACGACCACGCAAGGAGCGATCATGACCATTCTCGAACGATCGTCAGACGGCGTCGTCCCCGCTGCCGGGACCGACGTTCACGTATACGAAGTCGAACCCGACAGCGCCGCAATGGCACAAGTACAGCGGCTCATCAGCCAGCTCGACGATCGCCGCCTCCTCGAGGGGATCGACGACCGACGTTTCGCCGTCGAAGCGATCGCTCTCGCCGTCGAGGCCTTCGGTCGCTTCGACCCGAAGTTGCACCGGGTCAGCCATGAGGGCGCCGACGGACGCCAGCCGGCGGAGATTTCTTACCCGGCGTTCTTCCGTCTCGTTGCGTTCGACACGTTCCGGGTGACGCGCAACATCGGTCTCGCCAGCCGGATCCTCGACAAGCTCATCGCCGAACAGGCGACGTGATGTGGCAGCTGTTCCTCCGCTACGGGTGGCGCGCCTGGCTGATTGCTGACGGGTTGCTGCTCGCCGCGATCGTTGTCGGTGTCGTGCGGTCGTGGCGCGACGAACGACGGCACGGGGCGCGACTGTGACCGCCGCCGCCCTAACACAGATCGGTGCCTTCTGGTGCTTGCTCGTGGCGGCCTATTGGATCTCGGTCTTCCCGCACGACGACGACGGCATCGACCCGCCGCTGCGTCGCCTGGCCGAAAGGTCGCGGTGGATGGCCGTCGGGCCCGGCCGCGACCCGCTGCTGGCGGTGACGTCATGAGTGGCCTGTTCGTTACACGCGCCAAGTTCGCTTGCCGAGAGATCGTCCCGTCCGTAGAGGGCGTCACAATCCTGCTCGAGGCGGTGACTAGCGGCAGCCCCGAGAACCGCGAGTTCTTCAAGTACACCCCATCAGGACAGATCCGAATGGGCGTCATCGGCAACGAAGTCGCCCGCCAGTTCGAGGTCGGGCGCGAGTACTACGTCGACTTCACGCCCGCGCCAGAGATGGAGTTCGATCGACGCGCTCTGTCGCCTGACCCAAGGCCGAGGTTCTGATCCCCATGACCTACACCCCGCCGCCCGCCGGTCTGTCGCGCTGCCCGCACTGCGGCCTGGCGACGTTCAGCCCTGCCGTGCTGTCGCAGCACATCGTGGCCGACCTGCGCGCTGTGGGTTTGGGCGATAACGGTCGACACCACGTCACGCGACTCACGATCGAGGCCGCTGAGCGTCTGGCCGAACTCGACCGGAAGGTCGAATACTGGCAAGGCGTAGCGCAAGAAGCGATCGAAGGCAGCAGGGAATCACCATCCCACGGGCTTCGCCGTCTCGCAGAAGCTATGGCTTCTGGTGGGTTCAGTGAGATTGACCGACGCCGTCACCTGCGGGGCATCCGGTGACCCGCCGTCTCGCCGCGGCGCTCGCGGTCGTCTTCCTCCTCGCAGCCCCGACGTCGGCCGGCGCCACACAAGATCTGCACGGGGGTGGGGGCGGACGGGCTCCCCTCCTCGTGCCGAACACGAAGCAGGTCAGCAACACCCTGCGCGCCCTCGACCGGCTGCACCGGATGGGATACCGCTGGACCTCGGCCGTCGGAGCCGACAAAGCGATCCGCTCATGGCAGGCCGCTAACCGTCTCACCGTCGACGGCCAGGTCGGCCCCGCCACCCTCGCCTCGCTCGGCCTCCCCGCGACCGCGTCGGTGCCTGCCGTTCGTGTCGACCCACCGGTGACGGCTCCCGCTCCGCCGGTGGGCGACGTCGAGGCGGTTATTCGCTCGGTGTGGCCCGACGAGCTCGAGGACCGGGCCCTGGCGATCGCCACCCGCGAGTCACGGCTGCAGCCCGGCGTCATCAACCGCAACGGCAGCGCCACGGGCCTGTTTCAGATCATGTGGACGGTGCACCGCGGGTGGCTGTGCCCGCAGCTGGGTGTGTGCGCTCAGAGCGACCTACAAGACGCCCGCACCAACGCTGAGGCTGCCTACGCGCTGTACCTGCGCGACGGCGGCTGGGGACCGTGGAAACTGTGATGGCCGTCCGGACGACCGCCCGCCAGTACGCCCGATACCTCGTGCGCGTCCGTGACCTGATCCGCAAGGCCGACGCCGAGCACGGTCACGGTCATGGCGTCTGCCGGGTGTGTGGCTGCACGGAGCATGCCGCGTGTCGCGGCGGCTGCGGATGGATAGAAATCGACCTCTGTAGTCGATGCGTCGGGGTGGCCTGACATGTTCGAGTATCGGGCTACTGCGATCAATGTCGTCGACGGCGACACGTTGGACGTCATCATCGATCTCGGGCTCACCATCACGATCAAACAGCGTGTCCGCCTGTACGGGATCGACACTCCCGAACGGGGGCACCCCGGAGCTGACGCAGCGTCGGTGGCTCTGCGCGAATACGTGCTGCCGGTCGACCCGAACGTGATGACACGTCTCCCGTTGCCTCTGATCATCCGCACCGTCAAGCCGCACGATAAGTACGGCCGCTGGCTCGCCTCGATCGAGACACCGACGGTGCCCGACGTCGCCGCGCGCATGATCGAACTCGGACTCGGCATCGAGTACTACGGCGGTGCGCGATGAGCGGCGATGGGCGCTCCGCTCGGTTCACGTCTGGGCGGCAACGCACGATCGTGTTGACGTTCGCTACACCCGCCGCGGCCGACGCATGGGACCACCTCGACGACGCCCAGGCGCTCGCCGCCGTCAATGAACGCACTGCTGCCATCTCCCGCCTTGGCCGTGGTGACAGCGCAGGGGGAGGCCTGTCTAGCCGAAGAGGTCAACCCGGCCGTGAAGGCCGAACCCTCCACCCTGCGCGACCTCTCTAACAACCAAACCCTGAACCCCGGAAGAAGAACACCTTGACCATCAACACAGCCCCAGACCTCGTCGCCGACGCTGTCATCACCGTCCCCGCACCCGACGACCTCGACGAACGCCTCTGGTCCGTCACCACCATCTTGAAGGCCTTCGGAGACAGCGAGGGGCTCATCTACTGGTCCGTGAACGAGACCGCGAAGGCAGCCGTGAAGGGCATCAAGACGCTCACGACCTTGATCGCCGAGGATGAAGCCGACGCCCTCGAATGGCTATCGGGTGCCCGCTTCCGTGGCGGCAAAGGGGAACGCTCCGCGACGAAGCTCGGTGAGGACGTCCACGCCGCATGCGAACAGTACGTCGTCACCGGGAAGAGACCGGCCGCCGGTGATCCCTTGCCGAACGGTGCGATGGACGACGAGGTCGCCCCCTACATCGACAGCTTCGAGCTGTGGCTCGACCGGTTCCAACCCGAATACACCGCCGCCGAGATGACCGTCTACAACCCCGAATACGGGTACGCGGGGACGCTCGACGGACACGTAGTCGTGGACGGCACACCGGTGATCTTGGACTACAAGACCAGCAAGCAGTCGTTCGATGGCCGCGGCAAACGGAAGCGGCCGTGGGTTGATGTCGCCCTGCAGATGGCGGCCTACCGGTTTGCTCCGATGACGGCGGTGTGGCGGGCGCGCAGGTTCGAGCAGTACTCGAGGCGCTACTACCTCCTATCCCCGGACGAACGCGAGCTCGCCATCCCCACCCCGGCCACCGAGGGCGGACTCGTCATCCAACTCACCCCGCAACACTGCGACGTCTACCCGGTCGACTGCGGCCCCGACGTCTTCGAAGCATTCCTCTACGCCATCGAGGCAGCCCGCTGGTCGATGTTCACCAGCAAGAAGGTGCTCGGCGAACCGCTCGCACTCCTCGACAACAAGAGGGGGCAGTGATGAAGACCTGCACCAAGTGCGGAGAGACGAAGCCCGAAGAGCACTTCTCTCGGTTCTGCCACGCGGCCGACGGGCGGTCGCCCCACTGCAAGTCCTGCCGGAGCGCCGACCACAAGGCTAGGTACGCCAGCAAACACGATGAGATTCGGGCGCAGCAGTCTGAGTACAACGCCAGCAACCGCAAGCGCATCCGCTCGCAACAAGCTGAGTACAGAGAACGGAACAGCGAAGCTCTAATCGTCAAGCGCCGGGAGGAGTACCAACGGAACCGCGATCGTTACCGGGCCACAAACGAGGAGTGGAAGGCACGCAACCCAGAACGCCATCGGTTCCTGATCCGCCGATCGCACCTCAAAATCACCTACAGCATGACGCCCGACCAGTACGACGCACTGCTACTGGCACAGGATGGCCGCTGCGCAATCTGTAGCCGTGAGACCGGCGAGCGCCTCCTGCACGTCGACCACGATCATGTCTGCTGCCCTGGACAGCGCAGTTGCGGAGCATGCGTGCGCGGGCTGCTCTGCGGAGGATGCAATCGACTCCTGGGCTGGTTCGAGAAGAAGCGCGACGCCATCGAGTCGTATGTCTCAACGTACGAGGTCTCCCGATGATCTTGACCCTGCAACGCAGGCTGAGGGAGGCCGGACGCATCCGCATCGGCGCCCAGGTCCCAGCCGCCAAAGGAAAGACCAGGCCCACCAAACTCGAAGCCTTCCGACTCACCTCAGCGGACCAGGCAGCGATCCAAGCTGCAGCAAAGTTGTACGGCGGCGAACCTCACATCTGGGTTGGCGCACCGGTCGACGGCGAGGTCTGGGAAGTGTTCACCCAAGCATCGGTGATCCCCGTTGTCGTGCCACCGGCGGCCGCTGCTATGAGCCAGTTCTTTGAGACGTGGTCCGGTGGCGGATGCACCCGCCGATGCGACGGCCAACGCGAACTGATCAGCGAATCACCGTGCATCTGCGCCACAGAGAACGAGACAACGTGCAAGCCGACGACACGGCTGAACGTCATCCTCCAAGAACTGCCCGGGCTCGGCGTGTGGCGGCTCGAATCACATGGCTGGTATGCGGCCACCGAACTCGCCGGCACCGTCGAGGTTTGCATGGCCGCTGCGACCCGAGGTCAGCTGCTCCCCGCCGTGCTGCGCCTCGAGCAACGACAGATCAAGCGAGTCGGTGAGACAGTCAAGAAGTTCGCTGTCCCGGTGCTCGACATCCAGTTGACGCCGTCCGCCTTGGGTCTGGTCGTCGGCCAAGCCGCTATCGGCCCCGCAAACCAACAGCCGCCGGTTGAGGCGGCCGGTGAGTCTTGGCACCCGATCGCCGCCCCGCCTGTCGCCGAGCTTGAGGCCGGGGAGACGTCGGCGGCGATCAAGGACGCGGGCACTGACGGTCCGAAGAAGCGGAAGAATTCGCCACCGGAGCTGCCCCCGACGGGGATCAAGCCGAGGGGCAGGAAGGCCGCCGAGCCTGAGCCCCCTCCCCCCGAACCGCCACCGGCCGGTCCGTCTGACGCCCAGATCCGCAAGATGATGGCGACGTTCAACGAGCTCGACATCAAGTCTCGCGATGACCGGCTCGCGTTCATCGCCGCCGCCGCCCGACCGGTTGCGTCGTCCAAGGACCTGACCGTCGAGGAGGCCGGCCGCGTTCTCGACGCCCTCGACCAAGTGGTCGCCGGCACCCTCGACATGGTCTACGCCAAGGAGGGCTTGCAGCTGTTCGCGAAGGGCTCCATCCAGCCGTTGGTCCCCGTCGGCGCCGGCGCTCCCATCTACCCCGACGACGAGGAGTCGTTCTGATGATGTGGGGAGTGGTCGAGATCATGGGTCATCGCACCCGCGCCGGGATGCTGTCGGACGCCACGATCGGTGGAGCGACCATGCTGCGCATCGAGCACCCGTCACTCGCTGATGCGACTGGTGCTGAGCCGCTGACCGAGTACTACAGCCCGTCGGCGATCTTCTGCATCCGACCCTGCTCGAAGGAGGAGGCCGAGGTGGCGGCGCGGTGGTGGGTACGCACTGACTCGTCAGCACCTTTGCAGTTGAGCCCGGCGCTCGACGATTTGGTCGACGATGACGTGCTCGATTCGGAGTACCGCCGATGACGACGCTCCGCCCCTCCGAACTTCAATGTCAGCGAACAATCGTGGAAGCCGCGAAGTTGGCGGGCTGGAGAGTGCACGCTGAGCGTGCAGCGATGCGGCAGTCGGGGCGGTGGTCGACACCGATCCAGGGTGACAAGGGATTCGTCGATCTCATCCTCGTGCGTGACGGCGAGTTGCTGGCCGTCGAGTTGAAACGCAAACCGAACCGGATCGAAGCCGGCCAGCAGGCATGGCTCGATGCCCTCGACGCCGTGCCCGGCGTGACCGCACTCGTTGTCTGGGTCCCCGAGCAACAGGACGCGTTCATCGCCAGCCTCTTCAAGCAGGTAAGCGCGTGACGGTCGACTATCGCGTCGGCGACACGCGAGAGGTGGTCGCCACCATCCCCGACGGCAGCGTGGATCTGGTCGCCTCATCGCCGCCGTTCCTCGCGTTGCGCTCCTACCTTCCGGCAGGCCATGTCAGCAAGGGTGACGAGATCGGCAGCGAGGCTAACCCCGCAGCCTTTATCGACATGCTGCTCGGGTTGACCGCAGAGTGGGGGCGGGTGCTGGCAGCACATGGCAGCATCGCCATCGAGCTCGGCGACACGTACAGCGGGAGCGGTGGCGCAGGCGGCGACTATGGCCCTAGTGGGCTGCGTGACGGTCAAACCCCGTTCGATGGCTCAGCTAACCGATCTCCGCCGTCCGGCGCAGTGGGGGACCGATACGCCTGGCCTCGCGCCAAGTCGCTCGCCCTGATCCCACAACTGTATGCCGTCGCGGTCGCCTACGGTCTGAACCCGCTCACCGGGCAACCGTCACCCGCCGGACGGTGGCTGGTCCGCAACGTCATCGTCTGGCACCGCCCAAACCCGGCAGTCGGCGCGTTGGGTGACAAGGTGCGCCCATCCACGTCGTACATCGTCATCGCTACCCGCTCGCCGAAAAGGTGGTTCGACCTGACAGCAGTACGCGGCGCTCATAAGCCGAACGGCGGAGACACCCGCGGCGGCATCAGCGCAGTCGACGGTGGCACGCGGATGGGTCAAAGGTTCGAGCACCGAACTGAAGATCCTGCGGGCGCCCCGCCGCTCGACTGTTGGCTCGACGAATACGACGGCAACCACGACACCTGGACCCTCACCACCCAACCCTCAAAGCTCGCCCACTACGCGATGTGGCCCGCGAAGCTAGCGGAGAGGTTGATCCTCTCCATGTGCCCCCGCGAGGTGTGTCGGGTGTGCGGCGTGGCCCGGTCTCGTATTGAACGCACCACGAACGGTGTCGGCCAAGCCTTCCGCTCCCGTGCCAACGAGACATGGGGTCGCACTGATTGCGTGTCCTCAACCCACGTGCCCGACTTCGCGGAGCGCGAGCAGTTGGGCTGGACCGACTGCAACGGGAAACACGCTCCGTCGCCGCCGCCGTACTACCGCCCAGGCCTCGTCCTAGACCCGTTCGCCGGTAGCGGAACGACCCTCGCCGTCGCCGACCTCCACGGCCGAGACGCAATCGGTGCCGACTTCGACCAACGCAACCACGACATCTACCCCGCCCGCCACGACGAGGTCAAGAAAGCCCTGTTCGGCACCTTGCCGGAGATGGTCGGACAACTGGGGCTGGCGCTATGACCTATCTCGCTCCCGGTCGGCGGACCTCCTATGCGGGCATCTTGATGCGGTCGCGCCTGGAGGCCAGCTTCGCCGCCCACTTGGACGAATTGGGATTCGAGTGGCGCTATGAACCCCGCTGCTATGCATCTATCGACGGCCAATACCTCCCCGATTTCCTCGTAAAGCGCGACGGGCTTCTGCTCTTTTATGAGTTAAAGCCGCCCACTGCGGACACGAGGAAGGCGATGGAGAGGATGCACGTGATCCGGGCTTCCGAGGAGTCCGCGTCCCTGTTCGTGGTCGTCCCGCGTGGCACCTACCCGTACTCGCGGTGGCAGACAGTCGGTGCCTGCCTGCCCGGTCGCCCGTGTGCGCCTTGCCGCGGGGAAGCCTTCACCGACCTGCGCTGCGTCGCCGGGGCTAACCGGACAGTGGGCTTCTGATGTGGCCGTGTGACGAATGCGCCCGCCAAGGCCGCTCCACTGCCGGTGTTCGCAACCTCGGGTCCGAAGGCTTCTGCGCCGCCCATCTCGTCGCCCTCTACGCCACGTTCGGGCCCGAGGCGTGGGTCGACGGCGGTGTCGGCTTGCAGTCGGGCCCGGCCCGCCCCGAGTACGGGCCGCTCGAGTACGACCTCACCTGCTGCTGCTGCGGTGCCGGCTGGACCGGCATCCCGGGTGACCCATGCGGGTGGTGCCGGCGGGCGCGCGAGATCCAGCACGACCACCAGATCGACCTCCTCCTGGAGCGACCCGACGTTGACCAGGACGACAGCCGCTACGAGGCGCGCATGGCGGCGTGGGCCGAGCGGCTCGCCGTCGGCGTCGACGCCGGACTGATCACCCTCCTCCAGGCCGAGCACGCCACCAAGGCAGTCGCGGCATGACCACGGTCCAGGACCTCCTCCACGCCAAACTCCTCGAGCGCGGACTCATGCCCGAGGACCCGGCGCACAGAACGAACGGCCTCTCGGACCCGTACGCCGACATACCGCACCCGGCCGAGACGGAGAGCGGTGAGGGTGACCGCTCCCGGCTGCTGTCGCGTCTCCTCAGCGTCGCCGATCTGGCCAACATGCCAACCCCGCAACCGATCGTCCATCACCTCCTCGACTTCGACAGCGTCGCTCTCGCCTACGGGCGGCGCGGGTGTGGCAAGAGCTTCGTGGCCGTCGACCTCACCGCAGCTGTCGCCAGCGGCACACGATGGCACGGCCGCCGCACGACACAGACCGCTGGCCTCTACGTCGTTGCCGAAGGCGCGGCCGGGCTCGGTCAACGCTACGACGCATGGCAAGACCGCAACTTGGGGACCGCGGTCCTCGGTGACCTGATGATTCTGCCCGAACCCGTCAACCTGCTCAGCCCGTCGACGGTTGGTGAGTTCGCCGACATGGCCGCCGAGCTCGGAGCGCGCCTGATCGTCCTCGACACCCTGGCGCGTTGCATGGTCGGCGGCGACGAGAACAGCGCGAAGGACGCCGGCATCGCCGTGGAGCAGCTCGACGTCATCAGGCGCCGCACCGGGGCGTGCGTCATCGCCGTCCACCACGCCGGCAAGAACATCGACAACGGCGCACGCGGGTCGTCGGCGTTCGAGGCAGCCGCCGACACAGTCCTCGAAATCGGCATGACCGACGACATCGTGACGGTCGTCTGCACGAAGCAAAAGAACCACGTCGCCCCGAACCCGATCCGGCTCCGACTGAGGCCCACGGCACGCTCCGCGGTGCTCGAGGAGTACCGCGTCGAGGGGTCGGAGATGCCTGAATCGGTCGTCGAAACGCTGCGCGCCCTGCGTGATATCGAGACTCCGGACGGTGTCGCAACGTCGAAATGGGCGATGTCAGTAACTACGAATCCGAGGACGTTCTATCGGCACGTAAAACGACTCCTCGATGACAGTCTGATTGTCAACGCCGGGACCAAGAAGATTCCGAAGTACCTGCTCACGGACGTAGGGCGGGAAGTTGCTGACACCACTGACATGGAGGTGACATGAACCCCAGATGTCATGACACGACACACCCCCCCCTAAAGGGGGGTGTCACTGTCACCAACCCGGCAACGGACCGCCTGGCCGCGGCGGTGCGCGGCGTCCAGGCGATGTCTCGCGACGAGTTCTATGCCCGGTGCGAGGCCATCGGACTGAGGATCGTCGAGGACCACAACTCGCCAACCCCACGCCACCCAATCGCTCTGCGGCAACGAAACGCCGAGTGGGTGCGTTCCCGCCAGGACCGGTTATGAACCGCGTCGACGAGATCTTGTCGATCATCGACACCGGCCTGCAGACCGCCGGCGACACCGCCTACGGCAACGACGGCGAGGGGTTGTGCTGGCGGTGCGGTGACCCGTCGCCTGACCTGTGTGAGTCGTGCCGTGACGAGCTCGTCGCTGAGACAGTCGTCGTTGACAAGGTGCCCGCGACCAAGGACGGCTACATCACGTTTCTGTTGTCGCTCCCCATCGGCCCGTTCGTGACTGCCCTCGAGGGGCTCATCGTCGCGTTCGATCACCTGAGTCATGATCTGCGCCGCCGGATCGTCGAGATCGTCAACGAGGAAGGACCACTGTCGTGAAGTCCGAGATGGTCGCCTGCGACAACACGATCTGCGCATCGAAGGCGACGGTGCCGCACGCCAAAGTCCACCCCGACGGATGGTGGTACGTCGCAGGACCACACCCGCACGGGCGTCTCGACTTCTGCTCGCTCGGCTGCATGTTGATCTGGGGTCAGCACGGCTCAACCGAACCCATTCCAGTCCCCTCACTCACAAGGAGCATCACGCAATGACAGACACCAAACTCGGGACCTTCGACGGCCGCGACGTCATCACCACATCCGTCGCTGTCGTCAACGGCGACGGGCTCTCGCAAGCGCTCGGCATCGACCCACAGGTGATGCACATCGGCGACACCGGCGTGATCGTGCTGGAGTTCGTCGTCTCCAAGATCGGTTTCATCGAGGTCAAAGACACCGACGTCCTCAACCGTGTCCACACGCTCAAGGCCGGTACGGCGACGATCATCGACCGCGGGGTTGTCGCCGACGCCCTCGACGCCCAGGCGCTCAAGATCGAACGAGCTCGAGGCGTCGAACGCCTCCCGCTAGACGGCGAAGGCGGTGGTGATGAAGAGTGACGTGCTCGTGCTCGCAGCCGACGACCTCCGAATCGACTACCACCGATCTGTGCAAGCTCCGGATGGAACGCTGGCGGTCGAGCTCGAGGCCGCAGCCGAGATGACCCGCTACCACTGCCTGATGGTGCGACGCACAGATGGTCAGTGGTTCGTGATGTGCGAAAACCTCGAGCTGGCCCTACCGCTGCTGCCGACTCTTGGCGGCTGGCACTGGTCGTACATCCAAGGCAAGTTGCGCGACAACGGCCGCACATCGATGGCGATGACGCTGCTGATGCAGCACGTCCACGACACGGTGAAGCCATGACCATCATCGCCTCGATCGTCATCCCAGAGGAAGACAACCTGCCACACCCGCTCGGCCTCGCCGGCTTCGGTCACGACCCGCGCAACTTCGACTTCCGCGCCCTCGTCCGCCCGGGCCCTCGCACAACGCTCCCGAACCATCCGTGGTACACGTCCCTCGTCCTCGACCAAGGCTCCGAGCCGCGCTGCACCACCGAAGCCGCCGTCGGCCTCCTCGAGACGAACCCGAACAGGCTGCAGTACACACCCGACCGCTTCCGCTTCGACGAACCCGCCGAACGGCAGGCCGCCTACCTCGCATGGCAACGCTTCGACCCGTGGGCGACCGTCCAGCACGACGGCTCCACTATCGACGCACCGTTCCGTGGCCTGCGCGAGCTCGGTGTGATCTCGGGTTGGCGGTTCCTGTTCGGAGAGGCCGAGGTCCGCGAGTACGTCACCTGGTACGGGCCCGTCGCGGTCGGCACCGTGTGGCGCTACGACATGTTCTACCCCCACCCGGACGGCTCGTTGCCGGTGACCGGACCCGTGGCGGGCGGGCACGCCTACCGGCTGGTGCAGTACTCGAAAGCGCGTCACGCGTACCGGGTCGTGAACTCCTGGGGGAAGGGTTGGGGGCAGAACGGGCGGGCATGGATCCGCGACGTCGACCTGGCGGCGCTGCTCTCTGCTGATGGTGAGGCCGTCACCGTGGCGGTCGCATGAATCGTTGCGAGGCCGACCTAGAGCGCCGCAAGCGCGCGCTGAACGACTGCGCACTCGTGCAACGTGCCGGCAACCTCGAACGTCGGATCGAGTTCGAGGTCGGCTACGACCACAGCGCATTCAAGGACGACTGTGGCGGTGGAGGTCACGGCAAGCACGGCATGACCATGCGGTTCGTCCTGATCGGTCCCCATGGTGCGGTGCAATGGGTTGCCTGCATGATCAACTGGTATCCGGGAAACATTCGCAACGGTGACGTGGGCAGCGCTGAACCTGTTTCGCTCGTGCCGGCGATGCAGCACCGGCACATCGATGACGGTATGGCGTGGGATCTCGGCTACCACTCACCGATCCCGCAATACGAGGACCAAACGCCCACGCGCGGCAGCTGTGAATACCTTCCCGGTCAGCAGTGCTACTACGACGGCTCGAGCCTCAACGCTCAGCCGCTTCTTGAAGCCTTCCTCGAACACGGCCCGATGGCCGTGTGGGCCGCTCTTGCGCGCTACTACACCGAGGCCCTGGCCATCACGGAGTCCGCCGGCTGATGGGTCGTGCGGCGGACTATCGCACCGAGCAGGTCGGCTGGCATCTCGCCAACAAGATCGCCTTCCTCGTCGCCGAAGCCCTCGTACACCTGTCCCGCGAGCGGCGGATCCTCGACGGGTTCGCCGCACGAGGAGACTCCGCCGGACGCGGCACCGGTGACACCTCCACCACCGAGGCAGCAGCCACCGCATCACTTGAATTCGGCCGCGACGCCGAAGACATCAAAGACGCCATCGACGGAGTAGAGATCGCTGTCAAACACCTCGGCAAGCTCTCAGCTGACGCTCTCGGCAAGATCGCACCACTCGACACGCCCCGTTGCAAGGAAGGGCAGCGTGGACGTGACGCCATCAAGTGGAGCGACGACGAGCAGTGCACCGAGCTGCCCGTCAAGATGGACATGTGCAACAAGCACTACATGGCCTACTACCGATTCAGGGTCGCTAACCATCTCCCGGTCACTCAGTACTTCGAGGACGCATGACTTGTAACCGGAGCATCCCCGCAGGTCGACCGCGATGGATGCCACACGTTGTAACCGACAAGCTGGTACAGTCCTCCACCGTCAGTAGTGCGCCTCCCGTCAGGTCGAGGCAATGACGGGCCGCTTCTCCGAAACCTTCAAGCAGGCGCTGTCGAGCTACATCACGTACCTGCAACTCGTTCTCGAGCTACAGGACTGGCGCATCACACTCCGAGGCGAATACCCCGACGGCGGCGACGCGGCCGCCTCAATGAAATGCGTCTACGGCCAACGCATCGGCGAGCTCTCACTCGCCCGAGAGTTCTTCACCTTCGAACCAGACCGGCAACGCCACTACATCGTCCACGAACTCGCCCACATCCTCACCGACGGATGCGACAACGTCATCGAAAACGGGATCGACGAGATCCTCGGCAAACCCGCATGGGTCGTCCTCCGAGAAGCATGGCGAGTCCAAGTCGAGTACCTCACCGACCAGGTCACCTACATCGTCGTCGACCTCGTCACCGGCATCGGCCGCCACGACCGGCTGTGGGAGGACGTCCTGCGAGCCGAACGCGACGAGCTGCCCCTACCGGATCCCGAGACCATCGTCGTCGAACTGTCGGCGCCATGAGGATGCCACCACGCTCGACCACACAGCGCGACAAGGACCGAGCCACGATCAGACGCGGCAAACCCGCATGCGCACTCTGCGGCCAACCAATCGACTACACGCTGCCCCACCTCGACCCGTACGAGTACGTGGTCGACCACATCATCCCCCTCCACAGAGGCGGACCCGACCGGCTCCACAACAAACAAGCAGCACACCGGAAGTGCAACGCAGCCAAAGCCGGCCGCCTCGTCGCCCCCATCGTCCGACGATCCGGCACCCTGGCATGAACACGGTGGGGGAGTGACCCCTCGTCCGCGCTGTCTCCGCCGCTTCCGTTCAGGCGATTTACCCCCCCGCTAGACCCCCTCCCCCCTTCGAAGGAGGTAGCCGAGGTGAAGATTGCCTGCTCGTGCGGAGAGTGTGAGCGGTGCCGATATGAGACGGCCCCCCGCGTTCGGTGCTCTGTCTGCGGCGAGCCGACTGGTTACCTCGTCGGTCTTGTAGATCAGGCGACGCACCCGAAGTGCAAGCACGGAATGCAGGCCGCCTATGCCAGCGGTTGTCGCTGTGACGAATGCGTCCAGGGACGATCGGAACGGAACGCCAAGGAGTATCAACGTAAGCCCAGGGTTCCCTGTGCGAAGTGTGGCGGTCCGACCGGTTACCGGCTCGGGAAGATCTCGTCAGCGTTCCATCGTGAGTGTCGGCCAATTCCAGACCACGGAACGCGAGGCCGATACAGGGACCACGCATGTCGGTGTCAGGTGTGCCGCGATTGGCGCGCAGACGACATGAGGCGGTTTGCTGAGCGGCGTGGCCGGTTCAGCATCTCAAGGGCCGATCGAAGAGCGTTGTACGAACGCGACGGCTGGACGTGTCAACTCTGCTTTGAGCTGGTCGACAGATTCGCGCATCACCTCGACCCATGGGCGCCGACTCTTGACCACATCATTCCCCGGTCCGTGGCAGTCGACGATTCTGCGTCGAATCTTCGGACGGCTCACCGTTGGTGCAACATGATTCTCAACGACGGACGGAAGTACGACGTCTCGTTCTTTGCCCCGCCCGAGAGACTGATCGCATGAGTCGCCTGACCGAATTAGCGGCGATACGAGACGGATTGCGGAGCCGCATGTCCGCATGCACGTCGGATCAGAACTACGCCGTCATGTGTCGTCTCCTGGTCGACGTGCTCAGGCAGATCGACGAAATGGCCCCGGCTAAGACCAAGACGAAAGCGACGGGTCTGAGTGAATTCGAGAAGCGTCTCCGCGACCGTCAGCAGGGAACCAAGACTCCGCGTCGCACCAAGAGCGGCTGAAACCTACGGCGATCTCGCCGGCCAGTTCGCCGCAGACTATGGGTTGCTGCCGGACGACTGGCAGCAACTCATTCTTGATGATTGGCTGGGCGAAACGAACGGCCGATGGGTATCGCTCACTTGCGGTCTGTCCGTCCCTCGCCAGAACGGCAAGAACGGCGCTCTTGAGGTGCGAGAGCTGTTCGGCATGGTCGGTCGCGGTGAGAAGATTCTGCATACCGCCCACCAGGTGAAGACGGCGCAGAAGCACTTCCGTCGGCTCAAGCATTTCTTCGGCAAGCAGGTCAACGATCCTGACGCCTGGTTTCCTGAGCTGAACGCGTTGGTAGGTGAACTGCGCAACGTGAACGGGCAGGAGGCGATCTACCTGACCAACGGTGGGTCGGTCGAAATTGTGGCCCGGTCACAGGGATCTGGCCGCGGATTTACAGTGGATGTGATCGTCTGCGACGAAGCACAAGACATGAGCGACGACGACCTCGAAGCATTGCTGTCGACGTCGTCTGCGGCGCCTGGCGGAAACCCCCAGTGGTTCTTCACCGGCACGCCGCCCGGCCCGAAGGTCAACGGCGAAGTGTTCGGTCGTGTTCGCGATGAGGCACTGGAGGGCAAGTCGAAGCGGTTGTCGTGGCTTGAGTGGTCATGTCCGCCTGACGTGGATCTCGATTCACACGAGGCGTGGCATGAGGCCAACCCGGCTCTCGGCACCAGGTTGCAGTTTGACGTGGTCGAGGGAGAGCGGGCCCGGTTCTCCGATGAAGGTTTCGCCCGGGAACGTCTGGGCATGTGGACCGTTTCCAGCTTGGCTCGTGTCATCGATGCAGATTCGTGGGCGGTCGTGGCGGATCCGGCTTCGATGGCGATCGATCAGCTCGCTCTCGGAATTTCTGTGGCACCGGATCGTTCGGTGTCGTCGGTCGGCCTTGGCGGGTTGCGTGCTGACGGTCTCGGTCATGTGGAGTTGGATGAGCATCGAGCAGGCACGGGATGGGTGGTGCCGTGGGTGAAGGGCCGCCTTGAGCGCAACGCGATCCGAGCGGTGGTGATGGATGCGTTGTCGCCGGCGACGTCGTTGCTCGAGGAGTTCGCCAAGGAGAAGATCCGGGTGACGGTCACGACGGGCGTTCAGTACGCGAACGCTTGCGGCAACTTCTATGACGGTGTGATGGATGCCACGTTCAGGCACACCGATCAGCCGCAGGTGAACGTGGCGCTGTCGGTCGTCGGCAAACGTCCGATGGGGACGTCGGGTGCTTGGGTGTGGAACAAGAAGACGACGGATGCTGACATCACGCCTGTCGATGCGGAGACGTTGGCGTTGTGGGGCTCGACGGCGAAGAGCGTGAAACGTCCCGGCGGCAAGGGCCGAACCGGTTCGGGTCGGCGGGCGACCGTTCTGTAGATCAGGAAGGCGGTGGCGTTTGTGGCAGTGATCGAGCGCAGCATCGCCGTCGAGGGCCTCGACGAAGAGGAGAACGACACAGCCAATGTGCTGCTCGAATTGTTGCGCGCCAAGCAGCGCCGCAATCTGCTGCGAGCTAGCTACTACGACGGGAAGCGGGCGATCCGACAGATCGGCACGGTCATCCCTCCGCATTACTACCGGCTCGGGATCGTGCTCGGCTGGTCGGCGAAGGCGGTCGACATCCTGGCACGACGCTGCAACCTCAACGGCTTCGTGTGGCCTGACGGCGACCTGAACTCGGTCGGGTTTCGCGACGTGTGGGATGCCAACAACTTCTCCGCCGAGGCATCATCGGCGCTCGTGTCGTCACTGATCCACGGCGTCTCGTTCCTGGTGAACACCACGGGCGACGAGGCGGCCGGCGAGGTCGGGTCGTTGATCCACGTCAAGGACGCAATGAACGCAACCGGGGAGTGGAACCCGCGCCGCCGGCGCCTCGACAACCTGTTGTCGATCATCCGCCGCGACGACAAAGGCCGCCCGATCGAGTTCGTCCTCTACCTGGACGGCGAAACGGTGTCGGTGATCAAAGACGGCAAGTGGCAGGTCACCGACCGTTCAACGCACCCGTGGGGCGTGCCGGTCGAGGCGCTGGTCTACAAACCGCGTGCCGGCCGCGCGCTCGGATCGTCGCGGATCTCCCGGGCAGTCATGTCGCTGCACGACCAGGCGCTGCGGACGGTGATCCGCATGGAGGGACATGCAGACGTGTTCTCGTTCCCGGAGATGTGGCTGCTCGGCGCCGACGAGTCGATCTTCAAGAACATCGACGGCACCACCAAGGCGTCGTGGCAGATCATGCTCGGCCGCATCAAAGCCATCCCCGACGACGAAGAGGCCGCCGAGCCACGCGCCGACGTCAAGCAGTTCCGGGCTTCGTCGCCCGAGCCGCACATCGCCCAACTCAAGCAGCAGGCGCAGCTGTTCTCCGGGGAGACATCGATTCCGTTGACATCTCTCGGTGTGTCGGACATGTCGAACCCGACGTCGGCCGATTCCTACATCGCGTCGCGTGAGGATCTGATCGCCGAGGCCGAAGGGGCGACCGACGACTGGTCGCCGGCGATTCGACGCTGCATGGCGAGGGCGTTGGCGATCGCCAACAGCGACACAGCGGTACCCGACGCGTTCCAATCGATCGAGGCGAAGTGGCGGTCCCCCGTGTACCTATCGAGGGCTGCGCAAGCCGATGCCGGCGCCAAGCAGCTCGCCGCCGTGCCGTGGCTCCGCGAGACCGAGGTCGGGTTGGAGCTGCTCGGGTTGGATGAGCAGCAGATCCGCCGTGCGTTGGCCGATCGTCGCCGGGCCGCCGGACGGGCCGTACTCGCCACCTTGAATCCGAACCCCAATGCCAACACCGGATGAGGCCCGCCGGACGCTGGCACTGGTATCCAACACCGCCGTCGCTCAAGCAGTCAACCTGTTCCACGCCACCCGCAACGTCGACGAACTCCTCGTCGACATCCCCGACGTGATCGCCTACTACTCCGACGGCACCGCCGCACTCGCAGCCGACCACTACGACGACCTGCGCGACGCAGCAGACGCCCCCGGCAGATTCACCGCAGAACCGATCGTCAACCTGCGCGAAGAGAAGATCCGGCGCGGCGTGCTGTGGGCCGTGGGACCTCTCGCTCTCGACGAACCCGACCCGGTGCTGGCCGAGGAGCGGTTGGCGCAGATCGTGCAGCTCGAGTCAGCCCGCCCGTTTCGCGACACCATCCTCGGCAACCAGCAGCGTGACCCGGCCGCCGTCGGATGGCAGCGACAAACAAGCGGGAAAGGCTGCAAGTTCTGCACCATGTTGGCCGGGCGCGGCGCCGTGTACCGCGAAGCAACCGCACGGTTCGCAAGCCACCCCCACTGCTCATGCTCAGCATCACCGGTCTTCGACGGCACCGCCGGCCCGGAAGCGACCGTGCTGCAGTACGTGGCGTCACAGCGGCGGCGCACACCATCTCAACGTCAGGCCCTGAACGACTACCTCGCCAGACTGCCCGACTGATTTCCCGCCCCGACATGGGGCAACAACCACCCGACATGGGAGGGGATTACCAGCATGACAACCACCGACACGTCCACGACCGGAAAGACCGACACAACGACAAAACCGGACAGCGGAGGCACCGATACCGGAGCCACCGACCTGACCGCTGAGGTCGAGAAGTGGAAGTCGCTCGCGCGGAAGCACGAGCAAGCCTCGAAGACGAACGAGACAGCGGCCGCTGAACTCCAGCGGCTCAAGGATTCGCAGAAATCGGAAGCCGACAGGGCAGCCGAACGAGCGGCGCAGGCGGAAACCCGGCTCGCCGAACTCGAATCCCGTGTGCTCCGACGCGACATCGCGCTTGAGCACAAGCTGTCGAGCGAAGACGCAGCCATGTTGGACGCGATGACTGACGAGACCGCGATGCGAAACCTCGCCAAACGTCTCGCTGGCGCAGCCGAAGGCGAGCACAAGAAGAAGTCCAACGTCGTGCCCAGAGAGGGAACGACGAGCTCGAAAGCAGCCGACGATCCGGTTCGCGCGTTCACGCGTGACCTGTTCGGCCGCAGCGACGAGTAACCCCAACTCAAGAAAGAGAGCCAATCATGGCCACCCTGGCTACCTCCAGCCTTACCATCCCCACCCAACTACTCGATCCCTGGCTCGGCCAGATCGTCAATGGATCGGCTGTTGCCACCCTGTCGGATTCGCTCCCGATGAAGTTCGGGTCCGGTTCGACGATGACGTTCAGCATCGGTGAAGCCGAGTACGTCGGTGAAGGCGCCGCCAAGGGCGCATCCACCGTGACACCGACGACGAAGACCGTCACCCCGAAGAAGTTCCACAAGACCCTCCGGTTCAACGAGGAAGTGTTGTGGGCCGACGAGGATCATCAGATGGGTGTCGTGCAAGACATCCTCGATCAGATCGCTCCGTCGCTCGCACGTGCGCTCGACTACGGCGTGTTCCACGAGATCAACCCGACTGGTGGCGCAGTCGTCGCCGCGATGAACGGCGGCCTCACGGACACCACGAACCTCGTCGAGTACGTCGCAGCCGACAAGCCCTACGTCAGCCTCGACGCCGCAGATGCGCTGATCCTCGCCGACGGGTACGTTCCCCGCGACATCGCACTCGCCCCGACCTACGCCGGAAAGTTCACGGCGCTGCGCGGGACGTCAACGGAGGCAAGGCTGTACCCGAACCTCGCGCTATCCACAGCCGTGTCCGAACTCGACGGCCACCGCGCGTCGGTGTCCAACACGGTCAGCGGCGCCGGCGTCATCGCCGTCGACACCAAGGTGCTCGCCTTCGTCGGCGACTTCAGCGCGATCCGTTGGGGCGTCCAGCGTCAGATCAACCTCGAAGTCATCAAGTACGGCGATCCCGACGGCGGCGGCGACCTCAAGCGCCAGAACCAAATCGCCATTCGCTCGGAGATCGTCTACGGGTGGGGCATAGCACAGCTAGACGCCTTCGCAAAGGTCCATGACCTCGTCTAGTCCAACTCGTCAACAACCAGCAAGCGAAGGAGGCCAGCGATGGCAAAGAAAGTTGAGATGGTCAATCTGCGGAACGTCAACTCCGGTGCACTCGTGTCGGTCATCGCCGACAAGGTGGCTCGGCTCGGCAGCGAGTGGGAACTTGCAGACGGGGCTCCCACCCGTGCGCCGGCAAAGGCTGCCGCACCGCGCAAGCGGGCTGCCAAGAAGGCGGCTGCGAAGAAGACAGCAGCGGTAGTCGCCGCTGCGACCACCGGCAACTGACCGGCACGGCAACGGAAGGGAGGTCGGTGTGGCTGTCACCACGGAAATGATCGCGGTAGCGCTCGGTCGCACCGACCCCACCGCCAACGAGATGCTGCAGTGGGAGATGTGGATCGGCGACGCACTGATGCTCATCGACGCCCGGGTGGACGCCCTGGGGATCACCACCGAGCTCGACGAGGCACGACTCGACTACGTCGTCAGGGAGGCGGTCGTCGCGCACGTCCGCCGCCCCGACGACGCAACCCAGGTCACCATCTCCGTCGAGGACGCCTCTACGTCGAAGACGTACCGCAGCAGCCGAGGACGGATCGAGATCCTCGACGCATGGTGGGCGCTGCTCGGCCTCACCGCGCCGACTGGCGGGGCTTTCAGCGTTGACGTGTTCAACCTGACCGCCAATCACGCCGAGATCTGCGCCTTGGCGTTCGGTGCGCTGTACTGCTCCTGCGGCGCGGACCTCACCAACTACGAATACCCGCTGTACGAAACCGGCGGCGACCCGGTCTGGGATGGCGTTCTGTGACGCTCGGCGACGACGTCATGAGCGTCGTGCCCGACTTTCGTCTCGCCGCGCAGTCGATGATGATCGACGAGGGCACGATCAAACGCCCCGGGGCTGGCACGGGGACGCTCGACCCTGTCACCGGTGATTGGACGCCAGCGGCCGGCACGACCATCTACACCGGGCGATGCCGGGTGCGTCGACCGGACGCCATGCAGCAACAGGTGGTGTTCGGTGACATCAGCACCACCGTCTCTCGATACGTAGTCAACCTGCCATCCGACTCGCCGTTAATGGCCGTGGGTGACGTGTTCACACTGACTGACAGCGACGATCCCGAGATCCTCGATGTCCCGATGCGCGTCGTTTCCGTTCTCGGCAAGTCGGTGCTGATGTACCGGCAACTCGGATTGGAGGCCATCGAATGACTATCGATCGCATCTCCTTTGACACCAGCGAACTCGACGGGTTGAACGAGATGCTGTCGGCCGCCGCCGGCAGGGTTGCCAAGGAACGCGCTGTCGCTCTGGAGCGCACCGCCACGGCCATCCGAACAGAAGCCGTGCAAACAGCCCGCGGCTACCCGCATGCCACCGGAGCACTCGCAGAGTCGATCGATGTCACTGGTACTCCGCTGACCAAGATCGTCGGTTCGCCGTTGCGCGAGGCGTTCTTCCTCGAATACGGATCGCCCAATACAGGTGGCCCCCGGCCGTGGCTGACCGGCCCTGCTCGTGTCGGGATGACCAAGCTGCTCGTCGAACTCGGGCACGTAGCCGAACCATGGTGACCAGCTACCGCGGTCGATCAGTCACCGAAGCAATCATCGCCGTCCTTTCGGCGCCCTACGCTGGGCTGACTGTCGGCGACGGCGAGAAGCCGGCCGCTGGTGGGTGGGCTGGAGCCGCCGGTGAATCGAGCTTCCGCGGTTACGTCGTTGTCCACCCGATCGGTGTCTACGAAATCGGTGGCACACTCGCTGACCCGTCGGCCGACGTGTGGCCCCTGCACCAGATCACCGCCTACGGGGCCAAACGGGCGCAGTGCGAAGAGATCGCCGACGACGCCCGCGAAGTGATGCTCAACGCTGCACTGATCGTCGCCGGTCGTCGCGTCAGTCTCGTCCAGCCGGATGGGATCGGTCTCGTCACTCGCCTCGACGAGGTGCAGCCGCCGATCTTCATGGCACCCGACCGCTACATGGTTTGTACCACCCCCACCTGAAGCGGCTTCGTCGCAGCCGACCGGCATGGCGTCGAGCACAACAACCATCCAAGGAGAAAACCTCATGGCCCTACTCGCAGTTCAGAACGCCAGCATTGCTGGCACCCTCATCACCTACGCCGCGGCCGCCGGTGGCGGCGACACGTTCGCTGTCAACGATCACGCCGTCCTGATCGTCAAGAACGGTGGCGGTTCACCGATCACCGTCACGGTGGCCGTGCCCGGCAACACCAAGTACGGCCAGGCCGCCCCCGACGTTGCCGTCACCGTCGCGAACGCCACCGACAAGGTCATCGGCCCGTTCCCGGCCGACCTTGCCGATCCGGCCGACTTCGTGGTCCACGTCACCTACAGCGCCGTCACTTCGGTGACCGTCGCGGTCATCGGCCACTAACCATTTCTCCCCGCTCCAAGGGGTGAATCAACAACAGGAGGTCCGTCATGGACAAAGTGCTCATTTACCATCGCGGCCTGGATCGAACGGTTGCCGTTCCTGCCGCTGTTGCGCCGGCTTGGTGCGCCGATGGCTGGCAACTCGCCCCGGAGACCGGTCCGAAGACTGAGGTCATCGCCAACGCCCACGTCTCGGCAGAGGAAGAGCTCGCTGCCGCCAACGCCGCCCAAGCGGAAGCCGTCGACACGGCCAAGAAGACCATCAAGGAGAAGAAATCATGAGCCGTCTCGTTTACGAGGGCAACACCAAGATCAGGCTGCTGGTCACCATCGCCAGCGGCACGCTGAACCCGACCGCCGCCGAATGCGCCGCCGGCAAGGACCTCTCTCCGTTCGTCACCAAGGACGGGATCGCGGTTCCCAACTCACAGAACATGGTCGACTCGGCGACCATCAACGACGTGTACGACGCCCAGCGCGTCGGCTCGTGGGGCGGTGGCCCGCTCGTGCTGACGATGTACCGCGACGACACGTTGGAGACCAACGGCTGGGACGCGATCACGTACAGCCTCGACGGGTTCCTCGTCATCTCCCGTCGAACCGGCCTGTTCACCGCGTCCTCGAAGGTCGAGGTGTGGCCAGTCGAGGCGCACCAGCCGGTGATGGGCAACACGGCAGCGAACGAGATGCAGAAGTTCACGGCGGCGTTCGCTGTCACGGCGCCGCCGAACCTGAACGCAGTCGTCTCGTAACCATGGCGGACCTCACTGTTGACGATCTTCTGGCGGAGATCGCACCCCGTGAAACTGTCGCGCGGGTGCTTCTCCGTCAGGAGCTCGTTGCTCAACACGCCGAGCTGGAAAAGGCGATGCAGGAAGCGTTGCAGGAGGACGCCCGCGAGAATCGGGATCCCGTCGGCCCGGTGATCGCCGCGAAAGTCATGGCGCTCGAGTCGGAGATGGACGCCCTCCGGCGGCCGTTCACGTTCAGGGCGGTCGGACAGCGCAAGTGGGCCGACCTACTGGCTCAGCATCCGCCAACTAAAGAGCAACGCAAGATCGACATCCGCCTCGACAACAACCCGGACACCTTCCCGGTCTGTGCGATCGCAGCGTCGTGCATCGACCCGGTGCTCACCGAGGATCAGGTCAGACAGTTCGAGGAGCGCCTCGACCTGTCGCAGTGGTCGCTGCTGTGGACCGCTTGTTTGGAAGCGAACATGGGGACCGTCAGTTCCCCAAAATCAGTAGTGGCTGGAGCGATAGCCCGAGCGAACGCCGAATTAGAAAAGCTGCCGAAAGGCTCGGTGTCCCTCGCAGCGTCTTCCTTGGCAGAGTCGTAGAACCCGGCCAGCCACTGTGGCTCGAGGAGGACACCGACGCCGCCCTTGAATGGATCGACTACGAGGCGTCGCTGTGTGTCGGTTGCAGCAACCAGCGAAGCGAATCATTCGACCGGTCCAACGAAGGCAAGTACGACGTGGAACGACTCGTATGCCACGCCTGCGCCGCCCGCGACCGGCGGGCTAGCGCGCTCGAGGAGACGGAGCGGTTCGGTTCGTTCCTGATCATCAAACGCGACGACGAATAGCCACTTTCCGAGGGGGTGAAAGCCATCAGCGAAAAAGGCTTCTCCGTCCGGTTGACCGCCAACGTGGACTCGTATGTCGCGGCGATGGCCAAGGCCCGCGGCGCGACCGAAACCATGTCGTCTGCGTCTGCTGCGAACATGGTCAAGGTCGGCGGGCAGATGCAGAAGCTCGGCGGGCAAATGTCGCGCTACGTCACCCTCCCCGTCGTCGGTGCCGGTGTCGCGGCGATCAAGATGTCGTCAGATTTCGAGTCGGCGTTCGCTCGCATGCAAGGCCTTGCCGGTGTCACCGCCGACGAGGTCGACGGGCTCAAGGCGTCCGTGCTCGACCTGGCCGGTCGCACCGCGCAAGCACCGCAAGCTCTGGCCGACGCCCTGTATCAGGCGTCGTCGTCCGGTCTCAACACCGCTGACGCGATGGCTGCCGTCGAGGTCGCCGCGAAGGGCGCCGCTGCCGGGATGGGTTCCGCCGCAGACATCGTCGGCCTCGTTGCCTCAGCGGTGGCTTCGTATGGCAAGGCGAACATCACCGCAGCGCGGGCCACCGACATTCTCACCTCCGCGATCCGCGAGGGCCGTGCCGATCCGGCAGAGCTCGCCGGGACCCTCGGCCGGGTGTTGCCGATCGCCAACGCGGTCGGGATCTGCTTCGAGGAAGTCGGCGGTGCGACCGCCTACCTGTCGAACATCATGGGTGACACCAACCGGTCCGTGACGAGCCTGCAGGGCCTCCTCGTCAAGCTCGCCTCCCCAACGGCACAGGGGCGTCAGGCGCTTGCCGACATGGGAACCTCGGTCACCGAGTTGAAGGCGGCGATCGATCAGGACGGTCTCCTCGGCGCTTTGGATCTGCTCAAGACCCACGGCTTCGAGGGCAACTCGCAAGCGATGACCCAACTGTTCGACGACATCGAAGGCCGCCAAGGTGCGCTTGCTCTGATGGCCGACGAATCGGGAACCCTGGCGGCGACGATGGACAAGGTCGCCAACTCGGCCGGATCACTCGATCAGGCGTTCACGGTCGCCGCCGACACCAGCGGCTTCAAGATGAAGCAGGCCTGGACCGATATCCAGGTGGCGTTGATCAAGGCCGGCGATGTGATCATGCCGATCGTCTCCAACGTTGCTGGGGCGATCGCCGGGCTTGCCGAGACGTTCTCCAGCATGCCTGCACCGGTGCAGGCGATCGTCATCGCCTTCCTCGGTCTGGTCGCTGCTGCGGGTCCGTTGCTGGTCGTCGGCGGTTCGTTGATCAAGAACTTCAACCTGATGAAGACCACGTTTACCGGGACTGGTGCAAAGATCTCGGCCGGGTTCGGGCTGATGGCTGTCGCTGGCACCGCTGCGCTCTATCTGCTGAACAGCCACCTCGAAGAGGTCGCCCGCACCAAGGCGTTCGACAAGGCCCGGATCGACCTGTTCATCCAAGGTCTCAAAGATGGCGCCAGCGCCGCCGACACGTTGAACAATGCGCTGTCGTCGACCGACGAGTTGACGTTCATCGATCCCTCGTCGGGCAACGTTGCCTCGTTCGCTGACGAGCTCAGCCGGGCCGGGATCACATTCGACGACTTCCAGAAGCATCTCCACGGGACCAAGGAAGAGTTCCAGGCGTGGGTGTCCACGGCGGGTGTGTTCGGCAAGGACGCCGGGGTCGAAGGCTCCAGGCTCAAGCTCGACGACATCAACCACCTCTACAACGCCGGCATCCAGATCATCGACCAGTACAGCGCCGCCGTACAGCAGAACACGGACGAGACCTTCGCTCATGGCAAAACGCTCGACGGTGAGCGCCACGGGCTCGATTCCGTCAAGACCGCGACCGAGGATTTGACGAAGGCCAAAGGTGAACTTGCTGATGTGCCGCCGCCGACCGCTGACGAGGTAGCGGCGATCCAGGCCGTCACCGACGCCGTCAATCGGCAGGCGAAAGCCTTCCAGGACGATCTCGATGCGCAGATGGCGCTCATCGATTTCGCGAGGCGTGCCGCCGACGCCCAGTACGCGCTCGCCGCCTCGACGGATGACTACAACCGGTTCCTTGAGGAGCTGCCCGACAAGTTGAAGGAGATCAACAAGTCGAAGGACTCCGAAGCCGAGAAACTCCGCCAGGTCAACGCCTTGTACCGCGACGGTTCGGGACTCGCCGCGAAGCTCGCCGATGACGTTGTCACCGCCTACGACGACGCCGCCAACGGTGCGATGACCGCCAAGGACAAGGGTGACCTGTGGCGCAACTCGATGCTCACCTCCGCCGCCGCGGCGGCCGGTCCTGTTCGTCAGTCGATCCTCGACTACGTCCTAGCGGTCAACAAGGTGCCCGAGGAGAAGAAGACGGCGATCATCGCCGCCGTCGAAGCCGGCGACCTGGCCACCGCTGTCGCCCTGCTGGATGGTGCGTCTATGACCCGCACGGCCGAGATCCACGCCGACGCCGATCAGAAGTCCGTCGACAAGGCGCAGGGGAAGTTGGACGGTCTCCAGGACCCGCTCCACGCCAAGCTGATCGTCACCGCCGACACCTCAGGAGCGAACGCCCAGATCCGGTTGATGCTCGCCCGCGTCGGCGTTCTGAACTACAGCGCATCGGGTCGCTTCGTCGACCACCCGATGATCTCCATGCTCGGAGAGGGCGGGCGACCAGAGGTCGTGCTGCCGTTGTCGAACGCTGCTCGGATGAGTGCACTGTTGTCCGACTCGCGGGTGTCGGGCCCGATTCTGTCGGCGCTCGGCGGGGTCGGCTCTGCTGAGGGTCGTACCGTGAACCTGACGCACATGTCGATCCCGTCGACATCGGCCGGGCCCACAGCGTCGGTCATCGAGGCGGTCACCTCTGCGATTGTTCTATCGGGGAACATTGCCGAGGACGCGCAACGCGAAGCCGAGGCTGCAACAGCGGCGCAGGACAAGTTGATGCAGCGAATGTTTCAACGTGACGCTCTCTCCTACGCGCAGTATCACGACTATCTGGCGAAGCGCAAAGAGGGGATGGTGCAGTACTCCGACGACGAGCAGGCGTTGTTCGACCAGATCCAACAACTCGACCAGAACGAAGCCCGCGCTCGCGAACGTGACGCCCAGATCCAGACGGACATGGCCGACCGGATCCAGAAGTATCTCGCAGACACCAACCAGATCTCACTCGCCGACTACCAGGCCTACCTGTCCGGGCGCCGCGATTCGTACCAGGTTTACACCGACCAGTGGTTCGCTCTCACGAATCAGATCGCCGAAGCGCAGCGGCAGATAGATCAAGCCGCGGCAACGGCGACGCAGGCCGTCTTCAAGCAGGCCGACGCTGTCAAGACGCTGGCCGATGCGACGCAGGCCAACCAGGAAGCTGCTGCCGCGTTCAATGAGGCCGGCGTGAAGGTGATGACCACCGCGGCGGACCGCAACGCGACCCAGCAGGATCGCGACACTGCCGCCGCAGACTACGAACGCTCGGCGGTCAACCTGGCCGCCACCGCGTACAACATCGCCGATGCCATCGCCAACGACCGCGGGTTGCTGGACGGGTCCGTCGAGTGGGCGCGGTTCATGCGCGAGCGGCTCACGGCTGACAGCGTCTGGAATCACGCCAACGGTCGAGACAACGTCGCCAACGCCGTCGACCGGCTCCTCCTCGGCATCCCAGCGTTCGCCGCCGGCGGCTATGTGCCGGCAACACCGGGGGGTCGCATCATCCGCGTCGCCGAGGGCGGTCAGGGCGAGTACATGACGCCGGCGAACAGGATGCACGCCATGTCCGGCGGCGGCCAAGGCTCGGTCTACGCCCCGACGTACAACATCTCCATCGGTGGGGCGATCGACCGGCCCGGGGTCGCCCGCGAGATCCGTGAAATCCTGGATGAGGACAACCGCCGCAACGGACGCGTCTGATGGCCCGCCCGACTTACAACGTCAACGCATACTTCGATCTCCCATCGACCGGCGGGCTCAACATCTTCACCCTTGATCACCCGGTCAAAGGCATCCTCGATTCCGCCTATGTGCTTGCCGGCGACATCGCTACAGACATCAGCATCTATGTCAGATCGATCTCCATCAACCGTGGACGATCGCGCCAGTTCGACGAGATCGCGACGGGCACATGCGTGATCGAGCTCGGCAACCGGGTCCGAACGTTCGACCCGTTCAACGCTTCAGGACCGTTTTACGGCAACATCAAAACCGGAAAACGATTCACGGTCCTCACATCGGGGTTCGCAATCTTCGACGGATTCGTCGAGTCATACCGCTACAAGTACGGACGCAACAGTGAACCGGTTGCTGTCGTCACCCTTGTCGACGCCCTCGCAGTGCTCGCACAGAAAGAGTTCGACGTATGGACCGCCACCGCTGGTCAAACAGTTGGGCAGCGGCTCACGACGATGCTCAACCGCAACGAGGTGGTCTTCCCATCGATGCGGGCGTTCGATGCGGGCGTGTCGACCCTTCAGGCCGATGTGGTCGCCGCCGGGACCAACGTGCTCGCGTACGCGCAGCTGCTGGCGAAATCGGATCTCGGCCGGTTCTTCGCAGCACGTGACGGTGTCCTGACATTCGTCGATCGACGTCGCAACCTGAACGCCGGGCCTGCGGTCACGTTCATCAACGACGGCTCCGGGATCGTGTTCGCCGATCTCGAACGGTCAACCGGCGACGAGCTGCTCTACAACCGGGTTTCCGCAGGGCGCCGCGGTGGGACGACCGAAGTGTTCGAGGACACGGCATCGATCGACGAGTACGGAATTCACAACTACACCGTCGACGATCTGCTCCTCGAAACCGACGCTCAGGCCTACGACTATGGGCTGTTCATCGCATCCAACTACTCCCAGCCAGAGGAGCGATTCTCCTCGTTCACGATCGCCATGGATGCCCTCAACCCATCCATGCAGGGCCTGTTCGCATCGCTCGACATCGGCTCGCTGGTCCGTGGCGTGTATGACCCGGGTGTCGGCACACCGCTGGATCGTTACTGCATCGTCGAAGGCTTCAAGCACGACCTGCAACGAAACAAGCACCTCGTCACCGTGTTCGTCGGCGACGCCATCAACCGATCGGCATTCATCCTCGACGACCCGGTGTTCGGCGTCCTCGACGGACCGGGAATCCTCGTGTTCTGACCCCCATCAAGGGAGCGCCATGTCTGATCTGTCGGCCGAAGCGGAAGCCGTTGTTGCCGCAGCCGAGTCCCTCCTTCAAGCAGCGACACCTCGGGCCAGGACTGCGCTCGAGAACGCCGTCAAAGCGTTGCGTGATTCCCAGGTGCAACCCTTCCCGGATCCGCCGACGGACCAAGTAGTCATCCAGCGAGTCGACCCGACGACGGGCGAATCCACCGTGACAACCCCCGGCGACATCAGCTGGGTACGCGCCCAGCTCGCCAGAACACCGCCCGATCGGCCCCGGCGAATCCTCACCGTGACGTACACCCCGCTCGTCGAAACCGGACCATGACCCGCCGAGCAGCTTGCTCGCCAACTCAAGGAGTGAACCACTATGGCTGAGGGCTACTTCGACTTCGTAGCCGGCGTTGGTCTCTCGGCAGCCAACCTCGAGGACTACTGCGAACGACAGTCTGCGATGCGTTTCGCGTCGGCGGCGGCCCGCGACGCCGCTCTGGCGACGATCAAGACAGAGGGCATGCTCGCCTATCTCAAAGACGTCCATTCCCTGACGCAGTACAACTCCACCGGCACCTGGGATGTCGTGTGGGTATCGACGGCATGGATCGCCCCGACGCTGATCAACTCGTGGACCAACACCGGCTCAGGTTTGACGACCGCCGGATACCGCAAAGTCGGCGACGCCGTGTTCATCAAGGGCTCAGTCGGTGGGGGAGCGAACGGCAACTCTGCGTTCCTGCTGCCGGTCGGGTTCCGTCCGGTAGAGCAGTGGGAGTTCGCCAACTCGATCAACATCGCCGCCGCCGGCGTGTTCCACGTCAAGATCGACGGCAACGTTGTCCCCAGTGCAGGCGGCACCGCCCGCGTCGCTCTCAACTGCTGCTTCTCACTCGTGTGAGACAGGCCCAGTCACGAAATCGAGGTGATCTGATTGGCTGTCCAGCGCGCACCATGGCTCGAGCCACATGATCGCTTCGAGGGCGTCGGCGCGCACGAATTGAATCCCAGGTATTCCCACGTCGACGGCGGCGGATTCGACGAGCAGCTGACGGTCAGCCGGCGCACGCTCCCGGCGCTCGTCAAGGCCCAGCGACGGCTGACGCTCACCCGTCCACTCGTCAGGCTGCTCGGCCTGGTCCCGCAGCTCGACGGGATGGACGGGGCGCATTACCAGTTCGATCACGGCAAACCGGACCTGCGGGTGATGCGCGATGCCGGGCTGTGGTGGATCGGTTGGAAGGTGTCGCAGTCGACCGGGTATGTCGACCCGACGTTCGCTCAGATCCGCGAGGAATGGCTCGACTTCGAATGCCGGTTCCCGTACCACTGGCTGTCGTCGACCACCGACCCGATCGCCCAGGCCGACTGGTATCTCAAGCAACTCAACGAGCTCCGCCCGGGCGAGGCCGTCATGCTGGATATCGAGGAGGCCGGGGACACCGTCGACAAAGCGTTGGCATTCTTCGAACGCACCGAGGAGTACACCCACCGCCCCGGCGTCGGCTACTCCGGGATCTATGTCGCCGGCGGCACGATTTGGAAGTCGCCCGAGCTGCGCATGTCGAGGTACGGCCGGCGGCCATTCACCGTCGCCGCCTATGTGACCGAGGCGAACCTGCGGGCCCGGCTCGCCGCGACCCACTCGCCGGATCCGGACGCGTGGCAGTACTCGAGCAACGGCCCGGTGCCCGGCATCGTCGGCCGCTGCGACATGGACATGGTCTTCGACAAGCCCGCATTCCAACTGGCATGCGGCTCGATCGCAACCCCAACCCCTCACCCGCTACCGGAGGACGACATGATCGAACTGCGATCCAACAAGGAAGACCGCGTCAACCAGTACGGCGGCGTCGAGAAGGCCGGCGAGATGATCTTCGCCATCGGCGACTTCAAGCGCAACATCAGCGCCAAGGAACGCGACGAGCGGTTCCCCAACGTCCCGCTCAGTTCGCCGTTGTCGAATGCTGTGCTCGACACCATCCCCGACGCCTCATCCGGCGGCACCGTCGACGCAACAGCGCGGGCCGCCGTCGCCCAGCTGAACGACGCCGTCGGTCGCACCGGTCAGGTCATCGGCGACATGCAGAAAGGTCTCGGCGCGGCCGCCGAAGCCAGAGCCTGATGACAGCGTCGCAGTTCCCGCCCGGGCCCGGTGTCGATGCCCAAGGACGTCCCGTGATCGATCCGACAGCGAACGTCATCGCCATCCTCGACGCGGCCGTCAAGCGCCAGGACGATTTGCGCGCATCGCACAGTCGGCACCAGGACGACATCTTCAAGCTGCAGCGGTTCTACGACGACAAGCTGCGCAAGGCCGAAGCCAAACGCATCGACGCAATCCGCGCCGTCGACGTCGCCGCGGTGCAGCGTGCCGCCGAAGTGTCGGCCGCACAGGCACAGACGTTGGCGACGCAGGTCGCTGTCTCGGCCGAGGCGTTGCGCGGCCAGGTCGCCGCCGCAGCGGCAGCACAGAGCGCGGCGTTGGCGGCGGCTCTCGATCCGATCCAGAAAGACATCGCCGAGCTGCGCAAGGCACAGTATGAAGCCCAGGGGCAGAAGCAGCAGGTCGTCGAGGGCCGCGACTCCGGCCGCTACATGGCCACGCTCGTCGGCGCAGTGCTGGCCTCGATCGGCATCGTCAGCTTCTTGCTGAGTCTCAAACCGTGACGGTCATCGCTGCTGCCCGCGACTGGTTGGGCGCGGGAACCGTCACCGCCGCGCTGATGACCGCCATCGTCGGCTTCCTGATGTATCTGGAGAAGCGATCCAACGACGGCACGACAGCGAAGGTCGGGATGATCGCCGCTAGCCAGGCGTCGATGATGGCCGCCCTCCAAGAATCCGACGCCGACAAGGCAGAGCTGCGCGTCACCGTCAAAGAGCAGGCTGACCGGATCAGACAGCAGGACATCGAGATCGCCGGGCTCCGCCACGAGGTCGACGATCTGCGCAGAGAGGTCCGAGGGCTACATGGCTGAGACGAACAACACGCACACGACCATCGAGGTCAAAGAGGAAACCGGCCGCCAACGCATCCTCAAGCTCGTCACCCAGCTGTGGGCGACCACCGCCGTCATCCTCGCGCTTGCCACCGCCCTCGTGTTCTACGCCGACCGCAACGACCTCCAACGCCAGCTCGCTGGCAACGACGCGTCGAACGCGGCGATCCTCAACTGTGGCCGCCAACTACAGGACCTCGTCGACGGCCCGACGACCGACATCACCATCGGGCTCGTCGACCTGCTCGTGCTGTTCATCAACGTCCCACCGGGTGAGCAGACCAGGCTCGACCAGATCAACGCGAAGGTCGCCGAGCTCGAAGCGCTCAGCGGTCGGGCACGCAACGCCGTCGCCATGAAGCGGGATTGGAACGCCGCCGGGTCCCCACTTCCCTGCCCGATCTGAAACGACCATCCAAAGGAGAAACCCCATGACCCTCATCCAGCACTTCCGTCACCATCGCCGGCGGATACTCGCCTGGCTCGTCATCGCCCTCACCGGGATGATCCTGTGCGCGCCGATGACGGTGCTCGCTGCACCACCCGGCCCGATCGCCCCCGTCACGGTCGTTGGTGACCATCACGTCATCACGTTGACACCGATGGCGTGGACGATCATCACCGGTCTGATCATGCCGTTCGTCATCGCCGTCATCATGAAGGCGTCGGCGAGCTCGACGTTCAAAGGTGTGATGGCGCTCGTCCTCGCCGCTGTCGCCGCGATCGTCGAACGCGCCACCCTGTCCGACGGTTCCGGGCTGATCGAAACCGGGATGCTCGTCGATGTGCTGATGGTCTACGCACCGCAGGTCCTCACCTATCTCGGCTTGTGGCGGCACGTCAACATCAACGCCAAGATCGCACCGAAGCTCGGCCTCGGCCCGGCCGGGCCCGACGTCGTCGGAGGCTGAGCTGTGGCGACCGGTCATTGGTTCACGAACAGGGGCAAGCAGCTCCTCCTGCAGGGGGCGTGGGATGACAACGCCGCGACGCTCATACGCGTCGGCCTGCTCGTCGGCACCCAGCCCGCCGCCGCCGACACTGCCGTCGAGGTCGCCGACCTGAACACGGTCAACGACCTCCTCGTCACCGCCGGAGCGACGGAATGCACCGTGGGCGGCTACGCCCGCCAGAACCTGTCGCGCACGAACGCGGCCGAGGATGACGCCAATGACCGCGTCAATATTGACGCTTCCGACGTCAGCTTTGGTGCGCTCGCAACGGGGCAGACGATCATCGGCGCGTTCGTCTATGACGCATCGACGGACACGAACGACACGACCCGCCTGTTGATCTCGGTCGATTGGTTCACGGCGGGTGTGCCGACCAACGGTGGCACGATCAACTACGGCATCGCCGACCTGTACAGGGCTGCCTGATGCCATACCCGCGCACACCACTGCTGCCGATGGGCACCGCCGACGGCCCCGCAGTCACCACTCCCGCATCGCTCACCGACGCCACCCCGCTGCCGGCCAACGAGATCCCCGCCCACTTGCTACAGATCGGCGGCAAGCTCTACACGACAGCGGTCGGCAGGTTCACATCGACCGCCACGCCCGGCACCCTGACCATCGGGCTGTACCTGGCCAAACCCGCAGTCGCCATCGGTTCGGCCGTGCTCCTCGTCGCCTCCGCCGCGCTCGTCCCGCTGGCATCACAGACGAACAAGACCTTCAAGGTGGAGTTCGAGGTAGAGGTGATATCGGTCGGCGCTGGTGGCGCTGGTGTTGGCCAAGTTCGTGCAATCGGTATCGCCTTCGGCGTTGTTGCAGCCGGATCAGTTGATCTGATCCCGGCGACAGCGCCGATGGCCGCAGTGTCGATCGACACGACGTCGTCGCAGCGGGTGCTGATCGGCCTCACCCCGTCGGTGACGACCGGGAGCGTGACCATCCACACGATGGACACCGAATACTCAGGCAACTGACCGATGGCCGGCTTCCCGGCGGCGCCGCCACGCAACTCCAGCCCCCGCGACCGCAGGGCCGAAGCGCCGATCAGCCGTCTGGTCGGCGCCAGCCCACCGGCGCAAGATCTCGGCAGCCAGACAGCGACCCTGACGCTCACGGCTGTACCGGGCACGCTCACCGCCGGCAGCGTCAACCTGCCATCTCAGGTGGCCACGCTGACATTGACTGCTGTTGCCGGCACTGTCACCTCGGGCCCGGTGAACCTACCAAGCCAGACAGCCACCCTCGCCCTCACAGCCGCCCCAGGCTCTCTGCTGGCAGGCGGGGCGACGGTCGCGGGACAGGTCGCCACTCTGGC